ATCAGATAGCGGTCGGCAGCGGCTGCCGTGATCGGTCGACCATCGGCCCAACGTGCATCGAGGTGCGCGCCAGTGCTTTGCCCGGTGTTGCCGGTGCGGGCGATGATGCCGCCAGGGCGGCCGCCCGGCACAGCGCCGGTCATCGCAGCTGCAGCACCCTTGGCGCCGTTCTCCATGCTGTCGGCCAGCTTGCGGCCGGCATCCACCAGGATGTCGCTGATCCCGCGAGCAACGCTCAGCTTGTACTCCTCCAGCGTGCGCTCGAGCTGGATCTTCTTGTCGGTGGCGTTCTGCTCGATCTGGATCTTCTGCTCGGTGAACCGCCGGGTGCCTTCGTTCAGGAAGGCCTGCATGTCGAGGCCTGCTGTGCCGAGCCCCAAGCTGCGCAGCCGCTGCCGCTCACGCTCCAGCGCAAAGTCCTGCTCCTGCTGCTGAATGCGCCGGCGCGCCTCAGCGGTGCTGCGCTCAAGCTCGAGGCGCTGATCACCCAGGCTGCGCTCGAGATCCTTCGCGCGCTGTAGCGCCTGGTCGCGGAAGTCAGCCAGGCGCCGCTCGGTGTCGATGCGGATCTTGGCTTCTTCTTCCAGCGCTTCATGGCGCTTCTTGTCGGCCTGCTGCTGCGCACGCAAGCCAGCCGCCAGCCGCTCCCGAGCGGCTTGCATTTGCGCAGCCTGCTGGTCAACGCTTGCCTTGTCCTGCGTCTGCCGCTGTTGATCTTGCTGCAGCAGCTTCTGATAGATCTCTGTCTGGCGCTGCAGGAAGAACTGGTTCTTCTCGCCCTGGTTGAAGCTAAAGATCCCGAACCGATCCTGCGTGTCGCGCGCGGCTTGCTGCTGCGCCTGCACCCGCAGTTGCACGCGGCGACCAGCTTCGCCATCGCCGGTGATGCCGCCCAGAACCTCGTTCACCTCCTTCAGCGCGCTGGTGAAGCCACGCAGCAGCGACACAGCAGTGGGGCCAAAGATGCGCGAGATGGTGCGGCCGAACTCCTCGCCGGCGACTCGCAGATCCTTGAGCGCTTGCTGCCCGGTGTTGAACTGTTCATTGAGCTTGTCGAGCTGCGTTTCCTGCAGCCTGCCAAGGGCTCGGAGCACAACGTCAGTAGTGACCTTGCCCTCGGCTGCGAGATCCTTGAGCTCGCCGATGGTGACGCCCAGCTCCTTGGCGATCGCCTGAGCCGCCAGCGGCGCCTGCTCGCGGATCGAGCGCAGCTCCTCACCCTGCAGCACGCCGGACGCCAGGCCTTGCTTGAGCTGAATCAGCGCATTGCTGGTTTCCTGCGCCGTGGCGCCACTGTTGCGGGCGGCAGCGGAGAAGCCGATGAAGGCCTTCTCAAGCTCAGCGATCGTGATCCCGGTCGGCCGCAAGGATGCGTAAAGGCTGGCGAAGCTCTCTTGTGCTTCGGTGTTGCTGATCCGCAGCGTCTGCGAAATCCGAGTGGTCGCAGCGACGGCCTGGTTGTACTCACCGAACTGATTGGTGAGCGCACGCAACCTCACCTCTGCGGCCTCGGCGCTAAGGCCGGCTGTGGTTGCCAGCGCACCAATGCCGCCAGCTGCAGTCAGTGCACCACCGGCCACAACACCGCCCACTCCACCAGCGAACGCCAGCGAACCAGCGGCAGATCCAAGCGCAGCCTGGAATCCGCCACCGGTAGCCAGCGCGCCCAGTGCACCGCCTAGCGCCTCGCGCCCGAGGCCACGGCGTGCTGCCTTCTCCTGTGTGACGGTGAGCTTCTGCAGCTGCGCATCGAGCTGCTGGATCTTGGCTCGTGCCTTTTCGTAAGCCGGCGCCGCAGGGTTCACCGACGCGCGCAGCGCCTCCCATGCCGCCCGCTGACGCTGCAGGCTGTTGATCGAGCCATTGCTTGCAGCCTTGGCTCGGTCGATCTCGATGAACAGCTTCGAGAGTGACTCGCGCGCCTTGTCGGTCGCTGCGGCCTGGTCGTTCAGAGCCGCGCGCGCCTGGCCGCTGAGGCCCACCATCGCCGCGCCCACGTTGTCGCGTGTGCCGGCAGTTTCAAAGTTGCGCAGCACCCTGGCGCCGCCGCTGATCGCTTGTCCGGTGCCAGGCGCTGACGTTTGACCAGCAGCAGGAAGTGCCAGGGTGGCCGATGGTGCGAATGCTGCAGCAGCCCGGTCACGAAGGGCGGCTTGGTCACGCTCAGCACGCGACCGCTCACGCTCCAGCCGTTCTTGATTCCGACGAATGGAGCCGCGGATGGCTCTGTCGTCTGCGTATTGCGCCTGTTCCGCCTTCACGGCTGCGGTGATCTGCTGCTGCAGTTGCAACCGCTGCCGCGCCAGGTCCGTCTGTCGCTTGAGTGCATCAGCCGCAGCGCTCTGCTTCAGCCGCGCTTGCTCAAGCAGCTGGTTCTGCTCGGCCTGGATCTTGGCGATCTCACGCTCAGCAACGGCTACGGCATTCGCAGCACGCCGAGCCTCCGGCGAGTCGGGCGCAACCTGGCCAAGGCGCTGCAGGTTGGCGTCGCGGATCTGCTGCTGTGCAGCAAGCCGCGCTGATGGCAACCTGTCGTAAAGCCGAACAAGGTTTTCAAGCGCGCGCTGGGCGTCATCACTGATCCCCTTGAATGCCTGCTCGGCCTCAGCTTGCGCCTTGTCGGCTTGCTTGCTGAGTACTTGGTAGACCGACGCGATTGCCAGCGACGCTGCACCAGCGGCTGCAGCAGCCTCGGGACCGATAGCGCTTACTGCTGTCCCGATCGCCTCAAACGGCGCCGAGAGTGCTGAGAGCTTGGCCTGGGCCGAACCCAGCTGTGCGCCCCACTGGGCGATGCCAGCGGCTGCATTGGCGGCAGGCTCCGACAGCAAAGCGCCGAGCGGCTTGAGCACCGACGGGAGTGCCTGCGCCTTTGCGGCGATTGCGTCCAGGTTGCCGGCTACAGCACCTGCGCCGGCCGCCAGTCCACCCAGTCCACCTGCCGCAGCAGAACCAGCGGCACCAGCAAGGGCGCCAGTCGCCAGTCCTTCACCGGTCAGGATGACGCGGCCGGGATTCGTCTTGGCCAGCTCTTGCCGCAGCTTGACGATGTTGGCGATCGCGCCGGTGACGCCAGAGGCAACGGCGCCAGCACCGCCGCCGGGGACTGCCAGGCCCTTGGCAAGATCCAGCGTCGCGGCCTTCGCCTTGAGTGCGTCGATCTCCTTGCCGATTGCCCGGTAACCCTCGCTGCCCTTCACCAAGGTCGACTGCAGCCGCGTGAGCGATTTGATCTGCAACTCGATCGACTGCGCGCTGCTCTGGCTGGCCGTGCCGAGCTTCTTAAAAGTCTCGACGCCGAAGAGCGTCGCATCACCTAGGCCCTTCGATGCCGCGGTGAGCTTCTGAATGTCGCCGGTCAGTTCGTTGTAGAGCCGGCCATTGATCTCAGCCTGGCTGCGAATGTTCTTCAGTGCCGCAGCTTGCTGCTCAAGCGAACGCTCGCTCTGCTTGCTTGCTGCACCGAAAGCCAGCACTTCATCGCGCAGCTTGGCCAGTGCCTCGTCGGTGGGCTGCAGACCACGCTGAAGGCCGCGGATGCTGCTCGCACCCTTGGCGGCCGAGCTGGCCAGGCCATCAAAGGCGCCAGCTGTCTGCCCACGGACCTGGCTGACAGCTGAACCGAAGACCTTCGTTTCTGCGCCCATCTGGCGCATGTCTGCAGCACCCGCACGTGTGCGGGTCTGAAGCTCCTGAATGGCAGACGCCTGCGCTTTGACGCTGCCGACCGTCTTGGCTGCTTCCTGCGTCAGCCGGCCGGATTCAGCCGAAAGCTGCTGCAGGCCGGTGCGGCTGTCGTTCGATGCAGCCTCTACGTTTTCAAGGCTCTCGGTGAGCGCCTTGAACTCGTTCAGGCCCTGAACCTTGGCAATGACGCGGATCGCTGCATCCAGGTTGAAGGCCATGGATCAGTCCCCTTGCCGCGCCCTGAAGTCTAGGAAAGCCACCTCCATCACCTGCAGGTCTTCCAGCAGCTCTCGAGGCTTCTCCACATCGTACAGAGAGAAAAGCCACTGCAGCACCGTGTAATCAAGACCGATGGCGCCATCCATGCTGGTTCGCCATTGAGTGCAGACGCGCGACCACATGCAAACAGCCTCCCAGTTCTCCTCAAACACCTCGAAGTGTTCAGTGACATCTTCTTGCTCGATGATGACGCCAAAGGCTGCGGCGTCATCGTCTAGCTGTTTGCTGCTGGACTTGCCTCCGGCCGCCCAATGCTCAGCGGCCTCTATCAGTTTTTTCTTTTCGCCTTGCTCAGGCTGTCGAGCCAGGCGCTGACGATCGCTGCGGATACCAAGGGCACCCGCAGCAGATCAGTGCGCGCCTTCTCGCTGTAGGGAACCTCTGCCCCCTTTGCGTCCTGAATGCCGGCCCATCCAACGAGAATCTCGTTGCACAGGCCGTCGTCGTCGATCTCTCCGGCTTGGATCTGATCCCAGATCTGGCGGATCCGGTCCTGAGGGAGACGCTTGAACTGAGCGTCAAACGTCTGCCGATCGAACCGGCCGCCATCAATGGGGAACTCAACCGCAACCGGCCAGCTGTAGCTGTCCGACTGAGAGAGAACGAATGCCATGCAGGGCTCCTATCAGGTGAAGGCCAGGGAGAACTCGTTGTTGCCGGCCGTGGTGGGCAGTGCCACAAAGGGCAGGTTCAGCATGTGGATGCCGTCCTGGTCCGCATAGGTCGGCTGGGTCACGTCAGCCTGGGATGCCGTGAAGGTTACCCGGTTGCCGGCAGTGGTGCCATGCAGGAAGGTGAGGTTTCCGGTAGTAGAACCGAGCGCCAGGGTGAAGTAATCCTTCGTGGCGATGGTCGGCGCCTCGATCACAACCTCACCAGCCGGCTGGCGATCGGTGATCAGCACCTCCTTCGTGCAACCCACCAGCTCGCGGTAGACGATGTTGTTGGAGAGGTTGAAGGTCACCGAGCTGAGGCAGCCGGCGTAGCTGAAGAACTGGAACGCCGAGGTGTTGCCTTCCTTGAAGATCAGCGGGTTGGCCTGGGCGGAGTAGGTGACCGCAGGCTGGGCAGTGTCGGTAGGGGCGTTGTAGATGCCCGTCATCTCAAACTGCAGCGTCGGGATTTGGCCCAGCTGGCAGTTCATGGTGACGGTACCGCGGCAGCCGGTCAGCAGGTGCTGCACGCCGTCGATGTTGTAGATGATCGAGCAGCTGCTGAAAGCACTGCTCACTGGCGCATAGGTGACAGAGGTGCTCGCCACAGTGGTAGCAGCAGTACCGCAGGCCAGCAGCAGCGGGCCAAAGCGGGGAGCGGTGCCAGCAGTGCCGGACCCAACCAGTTCTACCTCGCAGGTGACGCGCACGCGAGGGTTGGCCAGCAGCTGATCGCTGTTGCCAAGGTAGGGGCGGATCAGGTCACGGCTGACCACATCCGACTCAAGCGGCGTGATCTCAAGGTTGCGGACCAGTACGGCATCAGTGCCAGCCGGTGAGCTGTTGGTGCCGTAGGTGGTTTCAGTCTTCGCCAGGATCAGGCGTTTGCGGCTCAGGAGCGGCATTGCTCTCTACCTCGTCAGGTTTGGAGGGTTGGGCCGGCTCCGTCCGCTGGATCAGCGTCCGCTTGCCGGTTTTGGGATCTTGCAGGTATTCCCCGCCCTGACCCCAGTATTCATCCACCATCGTAGCCATGCTCAACTCGCCAGGTTCGTGACGGAAGTTCTGTAGAGGACACGATAGTCGCACTGGATCTCACCAGCGGCGCCATCTGCATCAGCGAAATTGAAGGTCACCGAGATTGGCTGGATGTCGATGGCGTAACCGCCAAGCGTGAGATCAGCCATCAGCTTGCCGTGCAGGCTTTCGATGATCGGATCAGCTAGCTGGTCTGGAGTGCCGCCGCGCACGATCACGGTGACGCGGACGGTCATGGCCCAGTCCAGCGTCGGCAGGCTGGTGTTCTGCGTTGCGGTGTCGTTGAGCGGCTCGACAACGATCGCGGGGCTCTCTTCGCGTGTGATTGGCTCCACGCGCGTGCGATAGATCCGCGTGCCGACACCAGTGGTGTCAGTTAGCGCCGTGCGGATCGCCGCCAGGATGGTTTCGCGCTTGGTCGTCATACCAGCAGATTAGCGAGACGGTGCCATCAAGGCGCCGTAGTCGGGGACACTACTGTGCTGGTCCG